CCCGGCGTTGATCTGTTCTACGGCTTCATGCCGAGCGAAATCAACGTAGGGACTGTTGTTCTGGCTCGGGTAATGATCGATGACGATCCGTACACCCGAATCAAGAAAGGAACCTTCCAGGTCGTGTGTAGAGGTCGCAACAGCGCCGAAGCTCACGACAAGGCCGCCGCGATCAAGAAAGTGTTGCGGCTTGAAGGAGTGGAGATTGGCGGCGTGAGCTTCAAGCACGCCTACCCAAAGCACGAGCCTCTCGTGTTTCCACGCACAGACGGCGGCCAGTACGAGGCTTCTGTCAATTACCAATTCGTTGCTGACAACTGGGAGTAATTGGAGATGGCGAACAACTCCACTGAAAATATCAAGATGGGCACCTGTAAGCTGCTCTACAACGGCGTAGACCTGGGCTTCACTATGGGCGGTGTGGAAGTGGATGTGACCACTACCACTCACGAAACCAAAGTGGATCAGTTTGGTGACACCATTGCTAACGAGTACATCATGGGTCGTAACATCGTGGTCAAGGCTCCGCTGGCCGAAACCACTCTCGACAACATGGCGGCTGTGATCCCTGGCGCTGAGCTGGTCACTGACAACACCGTTCCGGCTTCTCCGAAGAAGAAGGTTGTGGTCAAGTCGGGTACTGGTATCTCGCTGCTGGATCGCGCAAAAGAGCTGGTTCTGCACCCGATTGCCAAGCCGGACTCCGACAAGTCGGAAGACCTGGTGATCCCGCTGGCCGCTACCGCTGGCGGCATGAACTTCGTGTACAAGTACGACCAAGAGCGCGTATTCAACTGCGAGTTCAAAGGCTACCCGAACGCCGAAACTGGCGTTCTGTTTGTATACGGTGACAAAACTGTAGTTGCGGTGCCGTAATTCACTAACGACTGAGTTAGTATTACCAGATAAGCAGCCCCACACCGGGGCTGCTGCTTAGGAGAAAGAAATTGGAACTGTTCAATCTTGACGAACTGACAACCCTGGAACGCTTCGTAACCCTGCGTGGTAAGCGCTACCCGGTAGTAGACCGCTCTGTCGGTCAGATGATCGAGTCCATCGCTATGACCCGCAAGGGCGGCGTGCAGACCGAAGAAGACTTCCTGAACTCGATGGTGAAGACCGTCGAGGCTGTAATCCCGGACGCCCCAGCTGAAGTGATTCGCTCCATGAGCCTGCGCCAGATGGTCGCACTGCTGGAGTTCGTCAACACCGACCCGAACAAGATCGCCGCTGAAGCTGAAGCTCAGGCGAAGGAAGAGGGTAAGTCAGGCGTTGTTGAAAGCGTCACCTCTGTTTCGGGGGAGTAGCAGCCGTCGAGGCGATTGACTTCGCCTTTCTCTTTGCCCGGTTCTGCTGGTTCTACGGATGGACTGACGAGTATGTGCTGCGAATGCCAGCTCGTCGGTTCTGGATGCTGGAAAGGCAGATAGAACGCATCAGAGCAGAGCAAGAGATCAGGTCTGTGCAGCGTGGAACGATGATCACGCCGCCTCAGACCACCGACCAGTCTCGACGGATTGAAGAGTATGTGGGTCGCCTGACCCTGGAGATCGGTGAGACGGCGAGACTTCGACGGAACATCCACGTCCCTCCAGAACAAGGCGCAAAAGACAAGTTCTTGAGTTTGATAGGTGGATAAGAAATGAGCTTGGGTCAACTGGTTGTAGAGCTGTCGCTTGACGGCAGCGAGTTCACACTCAACCTGAAACGCGCTGACGGCCAGTTGGCCCAACTGATTCAACGAAGTGGTCAAGCCGACCAGGCAGCGCGCCGGGCCGAACGCTCGACTCGCTCTTGGGGTCACGCTCTACGAGACAGCGTGATCGTCCTTTCTTTGATTCGCTCCGCGATTCAGAACGTATCTGACGCCGCATTTGGCTGGCAACGCGCAATCGTTTCGGTGAACGCCGAAATGGAGCGCTCGATCCAGCTCATGAAGAACTTCTCCAAGGAAACCAATAGCACTAAGGCGACCGTTGAGGCGATCAACGATGTGCAGGGTTTGCTGGACAGAGCAGCTACGTCTCCGTTTAGCCTGAACTCGATCACCAACAGCTTCGTGAAGTTGCGCGTTGCGGGGTTGGACCCTGCAAACAAGAGTCTGAATACCCTGATCGATTCCGTTGCGGCGTTTGGTGGTACGGATCAGAACCTTGAGAGGGCAGCCGTTGCTATTCAGCAGATGGCTGGTAAGGGCGTAGTCTCGATGGAAGAATTGCGCCAACAGTTAGGCGAGAGCGTTCCCACAGCGATTAACGCTATGGCTGATGCCCTTGGTACGTCGTACTCAGACTTGGTGAAGCAGATCAGTTTAGGTCGTGTCAAGTCCGAACCTGCTCTGGCTGCAATGATGGACGAGCTGAAGCTGCGCTTCGAAGGCTCGGCTGCGGCGATGATGAACACCTGGAACGGTGCAGTCGCGCAGTTCGAAACCACCATAAAGCGTATGGCGCTTGCGATTGGCGGTCTTAGCGAGTCCGGCTACGAGGAAAACGGCTACTTCAAGACGCTGACGACCGAGCTGAAGAATCTGAATCAGATAATGTCCACGCCGGAAATGATGGAGTCGGCGCGAGAGTTTGGGCGCGCCCTGGCCGAGATCGTCAAAGCTGCAGCGAGTGGCGTTCGCTGGATCATCGAGTACAAGGACGCTATCTACGAGTGGGGTAAGGCGTTCCTGTATGTGTACGGCGCAATCAAGACGCTCAGCATCGCTCAAGGGATTGCAACCGGCGTAGCTGGCGCAATGGTCAACCTCTCTACCTCTATGGGCGGCGTCCTTACAAGATCGACTCAGGTTGGCGGCGGTTTGAGAACGCTCGCAGCGAGCATGATCGGTATCGTGAATCCGGCGGTTCTGGGCGGGCAAGCGCTTAGTCGCAAAGCTCACGCAGTCAACGGCGCCAAGACCGCTGTTTACGGCCTAATCGCTGCTGTCGGTGCGCTTGGCGGCCCAATCGGTCTGGCTGCAGCAGCGGTGGCCGCTGGCGCATACGCCTACTACGAGTACGAAAAGGGCGCTGAAGAGGCTGTAAAAGCCGTTCGCAACCTCAAAGGCGAGCTTAAGAGCTACGGCCAGCTCCGCATTCTTCTGGACGAGCGTCAGAGACAAGGCGACAAGTTCCGAGAAGACTTCAGCATGACTGAGCAGCAGGCTCGCGCCGAAATGGACGCCGAGGAAGCTGAAGAGTACATCAAGAGACGAAGAGCCGCCGAAGCCGAGTACACCCAGCTTCAGAAGGAGATTTTCCTCGGTCGAGCTACTACTGCCGAGGTCTACGGGAACCTGGAATACCAGAAGCAGATTCAGGCGCTCGACGAAAACACGAAGAAGTATTCCAACGCCTACAAACTGAACATGCAAAGCCTGCGTGAGCAGTTTGAGGCTGAAGCGAAGAGCACCGGCAAGAAGTTCGACCAAACCGCTTTCAACGCAGCAGCCGACCAGCTCCGCGAGATCAGCCTGAACGACCAGATCGAGGCTTTTGAGCACGCCCAATTGGCAGCTCAACAAGCTGTGGCAGTTCTGACCGCCGAAAAGGACGCCAAGGGGAATATGTTCTCCCAGGAAGGTCGGCAGAAGCTCGTAGCGGCCACGCAAATGGTCACTGAAATGGCGTCGCGTATCAACGACGCCAAAGAGCAGATTGACAATCTGGGTAGTCGTTCGCTCGCAAACTCTATGGTTGAGAGTGGCGGCGCCGGCAATGACCTGAAGAACAAATTCAACCCGCTGCTCAAGTTCTACAACAGTCTGTCTCTGGGCGTTGCGAAAGCCGGCGCGAAAGCCGCAGAAGCGAACCCGTACCTGGCTCAGCTTGAGCAGACGCTTGAGAACATGGCCGAGCAGGGTCAGAAGATCGACCCAAGTATGGTCGCGAAAGCTCGCGAAGCTGCAGCCGCTCGCTGGGAGCAGGAGAAGTCAACAACAGCCTTGAAAGAGGCTACTGACTCCTACCAGAACTCGCTCGACCGCGTGAACCAGATCGAGAAGGTTCTGAACGGCAAAGAGCTGAAGAACGAGAACGAGAACCAGTGGCTCAAGGCGAGCGCCGACGCCCAGCGGTATCGTGACGAGATAGCCGGCATCCAGGAAGAGCTGAACAAGGCTCAAAGCGTTGCAAAGGAGCAAGGCGACGCAGAGTTGTCCGGCAAGATCGACGAAGCCAGAAAGGTGATCAGCGAGCTTGACGAGAAGATCGACCGAGTTGCGATCTCCGGTGCTACAAAGGCTATGAATGCCCGCACAAAAGAGATCGAGGACTCGATGAAGACTCAGAGCCAGTTGATCGACTCCGAGTACGAGTACCAGATGCAGCAGGCTCGCGAGTATTACGCCGAGCTGAGCACTGCTCAGGACGTAAGTGCGGAAGACTGGGCCGCCTACTACAACTACATCACCGCTCTGAGAGCTCGGCACGAGCGCGACACCGAGTCCGGCCTGCAGAAGTGGATTCGCGAGAACGAAGACGCCACCGAAAAGTACAAGTCTCTGTGGGGCTCCGCGATGGACAGCTTCGTGGATACCGTTGCTGACGGCCTGGTCGAAGGCAAGTTCGAAATCTCGGATTTTGTTCAGTACGTCCTGAAAGAGCTGATCAAGATTCAGATGGCAAAAATGGTTGCGGGTATCGCCACCAGCATCACTGGAATGTTCGCTGGCGGAGCTCAGAACGTAGGCTCAGCCGCCGCAGCAAGCGGCTATTCGACAACCGGGTACGCTGGCGCCTACGGCTTCGCTAACGGCGGCATCATGACTCAGTGGGGCAAGGCGAAGCTCAAGCAGTACGCCAATGGCGGCATTGCTCGCGAGCCGCAGGTTGCGGTGTTTGGCGAAGGCTCTATGGCTGAAGCCTATGTACCGCTGCCAGACGGTCGAACAATCCCGGTTACGCTTCAGGGTCAGATGACGGGTGGTCAAGAGCAGGCTCAAGCAGCCCAGCCGAAGGTTTCGGTGAACGTGATCAACCAGTCCGGCACTCAGATGAACGCTGAGCAGCAGAGCGCTGGTTTCAACGGTGAACAATTCGTTGTGGATGTGGTGTTGAAGGCGGTCAACCGCCCAGGCCCGCTCCGTGACGCAGTAAAAGGCGCATAACGATGGCAACAACGATTAACTTCCCGAGTGTCCTGGCGCAAGTTCAGGACTCTCAATACTTCGGCATCGAGTACGAAGATAAGGGCTTGAAGGGCGAGGTTGACGGTGGGTATGTGCATACCCGCCCGAGACACACCCGCCCACCTCGAAAGACGTTCAAGACTGGCTTCACGATGATCAACCAGGATCAGATGAACGCCCTTGAGGCGTTCTATGAACTGGTCGGCACCTACCTGAAGTTCAACTACGTTCACCCGGTCAAAAGCACAGTGCATGAGGTTCGGTTCAGCAAGAACTTCTCCGCAAAGTACAAGGGTATGGGCCTCACGCGCCTCTGGAACGTCACCGAGATTGAACTGGTAGAGGCTTAACCTGTACAATAACTACTCAGTTAGTTAGTTGAGCGGGCCATGAAGAATCTCTCGATTGCGTCGATTATCGCCAAGAACCAAATCCAATCGGATGAAGCCTGGCTGATTGCGCTCAAGATTCATGTTCGTGACCCGTCCACCAACTCGGTGGTTGAGGTGATCCGTGTCGTGAACAACACAGAGATCACCTCGATCAACGGTGAAGACTACGAGCCTTTCCCGTTCTCTATCTCCGCGAATGAGAACGCCAATGAGCTGCCTACGCTCAGCATCACCATTCAGGATCAGACTCAGGTCGTCCAGAGCTACATGCAGCGCTACGGCGGCGCGGTTGGCTCTGACGTTGACCTGATCGTTGTACGAGCGAAGACCGCCGAAGACACCGCCGCAGAGCCGGAGCTGTCCGAGTATTTCCAGGTCATTAACTCCAGCGTATCAAACTACGTTGTGAACTGGTCGCTCGGCGCGGAAAACCCGCTGCGTCAAATGTTCCCGGCTCGTCGGCAAGAGGAAGAGCAGTGCGGCTTCAAGTTCAAAGACACGAACTGCGGTTACACCGGCTCGGTCGCAACTTGCGACTTGACGCTTGACGGAGCCAACGGCTGCCGAGCCAAGCTCAACTCCAAAAACTTTGGCGGCTTCCCAGGCATCATCGTGAGGGGTTGATGAACCACATCGACCTGCTTGGTAAACCTTTCAAATACGGGGGTCGCTCTCTTTCGGATGGCGGCCTCGATTGCTATGGGGTGGTGGTTGAAATGGGCCGGCGCAACGGCCAGTCCTACCCCGAGCGACAGTTTTCAGAAAGCCTGAGCGTGAATCACGCGCTAATGGCTTGCCAGATGGACGAGTGGGAGCGCTGCGAGCCACACCCCGGTTGTGTCGTCCTGATCCGCATTTACAAGCATCCATGCCATGTCGGCGTCGTCCTGGACGAGTACAGCTTCATCCATGCCTGGGAAGGCAGCGGTGGAGTTGTTGTCGAGCGACTGTCTGAGTGGGAAAAGCGAATTGAGGGCTTCTATCGCTATGTCGGTCGTTGAGAAAGGCAAGGTCAGTTTCATCTACATCGCCAACCCGCTGACTCCCTCTGAGTCGCGGAATCTGGTCGTTCAAGATCACAAGCCGCGCAAGAGCTTGGGTAAGTACCTGGGAAAACTGGAAGGTGAGTGGGCGGTTTCGGTATCTGGTGAGAACATTCATCGGTCTGAATGGGACAAAACCTACCTTGTTGAAGGCGATTGCATTGTTGTTGCTCCGATGCTTCTTGGTGGCGGTGGCGGTGGCGGCAAGCAGATTATGCGACTTGTAGCTCTTGTAGCGCTGACGTTCGTTACGGCTGGCTACGGTGCAGCTATGGCCGGCGCTTTCGGCATTACATCAACAGCCGGCGTAGCGATGTTCTCAGCCGGTGTAATGCTTGGCGGCTCGATGCTGATCAACGCAATACTACCGCCGCCGAAACCGCAAATGCCAAGCTCGGGCGACGGATTTAACAGTAGTCCGACTTACGGCATCGACGGCCCGAAAAACCTTTCTACTCGCGGAATCCCTGTGCCGGTGATCTACGGGGAGTCTTGGTTTGCCGGTAACTACGTTCAAACCTACGTCGAGAACTCGGACGACACGCAGTACCTCCACATGCTGCTGAACGTCGGTGAAGGCCCGATTGAGGACATTACCGACATTCACATCAACGACCAGCCGCTTATCAACTTCAGCGAAGTTGAGGTCTTCAAGCGCTTCGGTACAAAAGACCAAGAGATCATCCCGTACTTCAGTGACATTATTCGGCCCGTCAACCGATCTGTGAATCTGAAGGCTGGCGTCTGGACGATGCACACGCTGACAGACCCGGTTGATCGACTGCGCATCGATATCGTCATGCCGAAGGGTATTAGCTACCTGGATGACGAAGATGGCATGGGGAGCACTAGCACGGCGTTCAAGGCTGAAATTCGTGAGCAGGGAACATCGACCTGGCTGCCGTTCAATGGCAGCAGCTCGACTATTTCGATCAGCGGCAAGTCAATGTCGCCGCTGCGTAAATCCTACTACTCGACGACTTTGGACAAGTCAAAACTGTACGAGCTGCGGTTTACGCACAACGAGGATGACGAGTCTGAGAGCAAGTCGAACTCCATCACACTGTCCGATGTGAATGAAATCCTGTTTGACGATATCCAGTACCGCTACACAGCGCTTCTGGGTCTTCGCATTCGTCTGTCTGATCAGCTAAACGGCATCCCGAAAGTCACCTACCGAGTAAAAGGCCGAAAGATTCGCGTGTTCGACGCCGCAACAGGCAGCTATGTCGAGCGCTGGTCTGACAACCCGGCGTGGATCGCTATAGACGCGATGACCCACACTCGGTACGGCGGAGCCGTTCGTCTTGAGCGCATCAAGCTCAGCTACTTCCGTCAGTGGGCGGAATACTGCGAAGCGAACGGGTTGAAGTTCAATGGCGCTGTAGACCAGAAGACCAACCTTTGGGACGCCTTGATGCCAATCTTCAAGGCTGGCCGGGGTATGCCTGTTCGCTCTGGAACCAAGTTCCAGGTATCCATCGTCGGCAAGCGAGCTCCAGTCCAGCTCTTCACCATGAGCAGCGTGAAGAAGGACTCCATGAGCATCGACTGGCTACCGGCAGACGAGCGAGCCAACGAAGTCACCGTTACCTACTTTGACCGTGACGACTTCGGCAAGCAGAAGTCGGTAACTGTTCACAGCCCTCGCGCTCGCGCTCGCGGTGAGCATCCGAAGCCGACAGAAATGACACTGTACGGCGTTGACAATCTTCGTCAGGCGACTCGCGAAGCGACTCTGGCGATGAACATGAACGCCTTGCTCAAGACGGTCAGCTTCGAAGTGCCGCTGGATTCTATCGCCTGTACGCTGGGCGATGTGATCGCCATTCAGCATGACATGCCGAAATGGGGGAGTGGCGGTGCGCTCGCAACCGGCTCCACCAAAACCAAGCTCAAGCTGGATCGCCCTGTTAAGTTCGAAACGGGTGATCAGTATGTTGCGATGGTTCGCCACGACAAGGTTGTTCAGTGGACAGCAGAGATCGACACGATCCTGGGCAACACGCTGTTCCTGAGCTTCGGCTTCACGACTGACGTAGTGGATCGCTATCGCCGTCTGCTGCATGTGCCGAGCGGCAAAGACGTTGCTGTGCTTAAGCCGGTGATCGACCATTTCGGTCGTCACGGTGTTTTGGTGGATTCAGCTGCAGGGTTCAAGGTTGGCGATACCGTTCAGCTCATTGACACTGACGTTATCGAGACGGTCAACGTAGTAACTCCGTCCAATACTTCGGTCGAGTACACGGAGATCACGCTTGGCAAAGCTCTGAAAGTTACGCCTCGCGAAGACACGCCCTGGGCCTTTGGTCTTGCAGAGACGGTCGTCGGTCTGTTCTCGATTAACTCGATCTCAGGCAAGGATGACCTCTGGCGGAAAATCTCCGCTATCGAATACTCCGATGACGTCTACTCGGACGAAGTGGTTGAGTTCAAGCCAGACCCAGTGCCGACAACGCCTGTTCTTGATAACGTATCGTTCGGTGGTTTCACAGAGCGTCGCTACCTGGCTGGCGGACTGTACAAGTCCGAAGTTCAGTTCACCTGGACTCACTCCAACCCGAACTACCTGTATGGCGAAGTCCATGTCTCCATTGACGGTGAAAACTGGCGCCTGTACGAAGCTGCAGCCTCCAAGTCCACCGTAGAGCTGTCTGCTGGCGAACTGCGCGTCAAGATCGTCCCGGTCAACATTCAGGGGAACAAGCCGACATTCGATTCGGTCACTACGCACACGAAGGTTGTCCTGCCGGGTGCGCCGTCCAAGCCTGTCGATCCAGAAGATATCCGCGCCGAAGCTCGCAAGAACCTCATTGAGATCAAGTGGGGCAACATCGACTCCTGGGCGGCGAACAAGAACGTCTATCGCTATGAGGTGTGGGCGGCTCCGGGTGAGAACGCCAACATCAACGACGCTACTCTGTTGGCGATCACAGGTAACGATCACTACCCGCACGTCGGTCTTGCGCCTGACACCTTCTACACCTACTGGGTGCGGGCGGTGAACATTCTGGCGAACGACAAGAAGTCCAACTTCTCCCCAGCAGCCGGCCTGTCTGTAAAAACTCTGCCAGCTGACACTATCTCCGATCTGTTCCCAGGCGGCATTGGTTTAACTGACCTGGATGACCAGCTGCAAAGCGAAGTGAAAAAAACCGAAGGTCTTGAAGACATTTCGGCGATCGTCGCTCAGCTGTCGACAAAGGTCGAAGAAGTGACTGACGGCAACAAGATGGAGATTTTCCAGCGCAAAGAGGCTATCGCCGGCGTCGAAGCCTTCGTTCGCCAGGAAGTCTCTACGCTGGTTCAGGAAGACCGGGCCATCGCAACGATGCTGACCGAGCTGGAAGCTCGCGTGAACGACGACATAGCGGCTCAGTTGTCGGAAGAGAAGATCGTTCGGGCTGCAGCAGACAGTGCGCTTTCCGCTCAAGTTACTCAGCTCCAGGCGAAGGTCAACGACGACATTACGGCTGCTATTCAGGCGGAAGAGATCGCCCGCGCTGATGCTGACTCCGCGATTG